TGATACAATGAAAATAACAAGAAAAATTATAGAGGATTATGACGAGATCACTAACGACAGCAGTAAAGAACGAACTAGCAACAAATGATATTAGACCAATACACCTTATCACTATTGGTTTTGGTACTCCTGTAAATCTCACAGATTGTTCATTTTCATTAACATCATCAGTATCAGGATCATCAGTTACATATAGTGCAAGTGATTTTATACTAGGTATTTCTAATCACACAGAAGAAACAGATATAACTAAATCAAGTGTAAGTATTAGTTTATCAGGTGCAGATCAAACATTTATATCAACAGTTTTAAATGAAAATGTTGTTAATGATAGTGTAGATATTTTTAGAGGATTTTTAAATGACTCTAATGCTTTAATAGCAGACCCATTTTTATTATATCGTGGAAAAATAGATAGTTTTGAAATATCTGAAACTGATAATACAAGTGCTGTTGGATTGTCAATAGTTTCTAACTGGGCAGATTTTGAAAAAAAAAATGGTCGTAAAACAAACAATACATCTCAACAAAGATTTTTTAGTTCTGATGTTGGTATGAATTTTAGTTCACAAACAGTTCAAGATATTAAATGGGGTAGAGCATAATGGGTTTTGGTGGATTTGGTGGAATAGTTAAAGCAGTTACAAAAGCTGTATCATTTTTTAAAAGTGCTAATCCTCTTGTATCATTAGGTGTTACATTATTTTTAGCTTGGGCATTAAGACCAAAAGTTCCTGAAATAGAAGATTTTGGTACAAATGAATTTGATGATTTTGAACGAGGTATATTATTAAATAAACAATCTAATGATGCAAATGTACCTGTAATTTATGGAGAAAGACTTGTTGGTGGTACTAGAGTTTTTATGGAAACATCAGGTACAGATAACACCTATTTATATATGGCTATTGTTATGGCAGAGGGAGAGATTAATTCAATAGAAGAAATTAGAGTTGATGATAAAGCTGTTACATGGGCAAGTTCATTATCTGATGGAACAGAAGTAGAAGTAGGAAGTGGAGATAGTAATTTTTATAAAGATAGTGAAAGTTTAATAAGAGTTGAACCTTTTTTTGGCACAGATAGTCAAGCCACATCTGACTTATTATCTACATTATCATCTTGGGGAAGCAATCATAGATTAAGAGGTTTATGTTATTTAGCTTTAAGATTTAAATGGAATCAAGACGCATTTACAGGAATACCAAAAGTTCAAGCTAAAATAAAAGGTAAAAAAGTAGTATTTTATAATTCAGGTCTTGCGGCTCAAACTGCGGCACACAAAACAAATCCAGCTTGGTGTTTATTAGATTATTTAACAAACACAAGATATGGAAAAGGTATTGCTATTTCAGAAATAGACTTACAATCTTTTTATGATGCTTCAGTAGTTTGTGAAACACAAGTTACACCATATTCAGGTGCAAGTGATATAAATATATTTGATACAAATACAGTTATAGATACATCACAAAAAATTATAGATAATGTAAGAGAATTATTAAAAGGGTGTAGAGGTTATCTTCCTTATACAAGTGGAAAATATAAATTAATTATTGAAACAACAGGAAGTGCATCAATAACACTTACAGAAGATGATATTATTGGTGGATATAATTTATCTATTCCAACAAAAAACGAAAGATACAATAGAGTTATAGTTGGTTTTGTAAATCCAGCAAGAAACTTCCAAGTAGATGAAGTTCAATTTCCACCAATAGATGATAGTGGACTTACGAGTGCAGATCAACACGCAACTATGAAAACTGCTGATGGTGGATTCTTATTAGAGGGCAGATTTTCATTCAAGACATTGACCTCGCCATATCAGGCAGAGGAGATGGCTGAAGTTATTTTAAGAAGATCAAGAGAAGCAATTACATTAGGATTAAATGTAAGCTTTGATGCTTATGATTTAGCCATAGGAGATATTGTAAATATTACACATAGTTCATTAGGTTTTTCTGCAAAAGCATTCAGAGTTATGGGTCTTACATTTAATGAAGATTTTACAATAGGATTATCACTTGTTGAATATCAAGCTAGTCATTATACTTGGGCAAGTAAAGCACAAGTAAGTTCTACACCATCTACTAATTTACCTAATCCATTTACTATCCAACCACCAGCGAGTGTAACTTTAACTGACCAACTTATTGAATATAACGATGGAACTGTAATTGTAGCTTTAGATGTTGCTATTGGTGCTTCTCCTGATTCGTTTATAGACTTTTACCAAGTGGAATACAAATTAAGCACAGATTCAAATTTTATAATTTATGCACAAGGGTCAGGTTTAAATCATAGAGTTTTAAATGTAATAGACCAATCAACTTATGATGTGAGAGTTAAAGCAGTTAATACATTAGGAGTATCATCAACTTATGTATCTGCACAAAGAACTATTGTAGGTGCGATTGCTCCACCATCTGATGTTACTGATTTTTCATGCAATATTTTAGGACAAGAAGCACATCTTGGGTGGGAGCAAATATCTGATTTAGATTTAGCATTTTATAATTTAAGATTTTCAGAAGCAACTGATGGAACTGCTGATTGGCAAAACTCAGTAGCATTGGTTGAAAAAGTATCAAGACCAGCAACATCAATATCTGTTCCAGCAAGAAAAGGAACTTATTTAATTAAAGCAGTAGATAAATTAGGAAATTTTAGTTCTAATGCAACTGCAATTATTTCTAATGTAACAAGTGCTTTAAATTTTAACGCAATAACAACTCAATCTGAACATCCATCATTTTCAGGAACTTTAACAAATACTGTAATTTCAGATAATGCGATTGAGTTAGATTCTTCAGAATTATTTGATGCCGCTAGTGGTAATTTTGATTCTGAAACAACTAGATTTTTTGATTCAGGTGTTGCTAATGCTGACTTTCAATCAAGTGGTAATTATGAGTTTGCAAATGTTATTGATATAGGTGCTAAACATACTGCAAGAATTACTGCATCATTAACTCAAACATCAGATAATCCTGACGATTTATTTGATAATAGAAGTGGTAATTTTGATTCTGCAAGTTCAAATTTTGATGGAGATACACCAGCAAACTGTAATGCTCATATAGAAATTGCAACTTCAGATGATAATTCAACATACACAGATTTTAGAACATTTGTAATAGGAGAATATACAGCTAGGTATTTTAAATTTAGAGTAGTTTTAATTTCAAGAGATAATGCTTCTACACCTGTTGTATCAGCAGTAACAGTTACAGTAGATATGGTAGATAGAATATTTAGTGGAAATGATATTGTAAGTGGGTCAGGAACTAAATCTATAACATTTACAAATCCTTTCAAAACTGTTAATTATGCAGTAGGAATTACAGGACAAGGAATGGCAACAGGAGACTATTTTTTAGTAGAAAGTAAAACTATAAATGGATTCAATGTAACTTTTAAAAATAGTTCAAATACAGCAATTTCTAAAACATTTGATTTTATTGCAAAAGGATTTTAAAGGAGTATAAGAAATTATGGCACAACATGACATGAATATTGCTAACCAATCTTTTCCTAGTTTTAGGACAGATTTGAATAATGCACTTACAGCCCTTAATACGATGCACTCAGGAACATCAAGACCTAGTGGTGCGGCAATTGGTACTATGTGGCTTGACACTACAAACTCAGGGTCTAATAGTTTAACAATAAAATTTTTTGATGGGTCAGATGACATAACTTTTGCAACAGTTAATACATCTGCAAATACAGTCGATTTTACAGACTCATCAGTTACGTTTGATATTGTAAATGATACTTCTCCACAATTAGGAGGCGATCTAGATACGAATTCTGCAAATATTAAAATAGATGATGCACATGGAATACTTGATGATGATGGTAATGAACAAATTATTTTTCAAAAAACTGCTTCAGCAGTAAATCAATTCGATGTAACCAATTCGGCAACTGGAAATAATCCAAGTATTTCTGCAACAGGTGGCGATACGAATATAGGTATCAATTTAGTACCAAAAGGAACAGGTGTTGTTCAATCTGATGGTAGTGCAGTTAAAGTAGCTGGTAAAGAAACAATTTGGATTCCAGCAGTTGCTATGTATGCAAATACAACTAATGGTGCAGAGGCGGCACAAGTAGAATTGTCAAATGCACCAGAATTAAAAGTTTTAGATTTTGATAAAGATTCTGATGAGTTTGCACAGTTTGGTGTTGCATTTCCTAAATCTTGGAATGCTGGAACAGTAACTTTTCAGGCTTTCTTTACAGCAACATCAACAAATACTGGAACTACTGCGTGGGGATTATCAGCAGTAGCTTTAGCTGATAATGGAGATTTAAATACAGCTTTTGGAACACAAGTTGTTGCCACAGCAAAAGCACATAGTGGAACATCAAATGATTTAGATGTAACAGCAGAAAGTGGTGCAGTTACAATAGCTGGTTCTCCTGGAGATGACGAATATGTTTTTTTTCAAATTTCAAGAGATGTGTCAGCAGATAGTTTAACCGCAGATGCAAGACTTTTAGGAATTAAATTATTTTACACAACTGATTCTGCAAACGATTCATAAGAGGTTTTATTATGAAAGATATTTATTTTAAACCAACATTAGGTGGCAAAGGAGAAAAAAAACAAACTTCTATTGGTAAATCTTTTGGTTATCAAATCTTAGGTTTTGGTAGTGGTGGAGCAGGTGCTGGATTACCAGTTGTAGATTATTTAGTAGTCGCTGGTGGCGGTGGCGGTGGTTATCGTTTAAATGGTGGTGGCGGTGCAGGTGGATTTAGAGAATCAAGTGGAACAAATACAGGGAGTTATACAGCATCACCTTTAGGAGCTTGTGTAGCAGGTATTGAATTAGAAGCAGGTGATTATCCAATTACAGTTGGTGCTGGTGGTGCTTCTGGAGGAGCAGGACCTGAAACAGGTGGAAAAGGAACTGATTCTGTATTTTCAACAATAACATCTTCTGGTGGTGGTGCTGGTTCTCCAGCTAGTTCACCTTTAGCACAAGGTGGTTCTGGTGCTGGTACAAAAACAGCAGTAGGACCTGTTCCAAGAGCAGGTAATACTCCGCCAGTAAGTCCACCACAAGGAAATAATGGTGGTACAGGTATTGATTCAGGTTCTGATAAAGCTTCTGGTTCTGGTGGCGGTGCAACAGCCGCTGGTGGATCAGCAACTTCTCCTATGAACCCAGCTCCTGCAAGAGCAGGTGGAGCTGGTGCTACTACAAATATAACTAACTCTCCTGTTGTATATGCAGGTGGAGGTGGTGGAGGAAACGAAGCACAACCAGTTACTCCAGGTGGAGCAGGTGGAGGTGGAAATGGTGGAACAGGTGGACCTTCAGATACAGCTACAACATCTGGATCAGCAAACACTGGTGGTGGAGGTGGTGGAGGTGGTTGTGGATCAGCTCCTGCTGATGTTTATAATGGTGGTTCTGGTGGATCAGGAATTGTAGTTGTTAGAGCACCAGCTACAACAACTTTATCAGTTGCACCAGGAACGAATTCAGTTTCAACAATTCCAAGTGGATTTAAAGTTGCAACATTTACTGTATCTGGAACATTGACAGTAAGTTAAATAAATTATAAAAAAAGTGTAATAATATTATGGCACATTTTGCAGAGTTAGAATCAAAAACAGACCCAACTGGATTTACATCAGATACACATCTGGTTGTAAAAAGAGTTGTAGTTGTTGGTAATGATGTTGTGCCTTCAGACGAACATATCGATGGCGAAACATGGTGTATTAATTTTTTTGGTGGTGGTACATGGAAACAAACATCATATAATAATAATTTTAGAAAACAATATGCAGGCATAGATTATACATATGATGCTGAAAAAAATAAATTTATAAGTCCACAGCCTTATGCTTCATGGGCATTAGATGCTAATGATGATTGGCAAGCACCAGTAACTTATCCATCTACAACCAGTGGTTATAGAATAAGCTGGAATGAAGATAATTTAAAATGGATTGCAACTGATTTTTCAAATCCAGTTAATAATTTTAATTGGGACGCATCAGATTTAACTTGGGTATCTGTATAATAAACTTTACAACTATTATAAAATTACATAAATTATTTTTATAAACAACTGTATGAATTTA